ATTCCGTGAAATGGTGCGCACCAAACTTGCACCCAAAATTGAGAATCTAACCCTGCTGAATCAAGAACTTGAAAAATGTTTAAATTCGGCTAAATATCTACAACTAAGAGGATTTGCCAAATGAAATTAACCGAACTGGCCACACCAAAAAAGAGCCGCCAAGTAGCCAAAGTATTTGAAAGCTACTTTGGTACAAAAATGCCTGTGAACAAGCTCACATTACGCGAAGCACAAGCCATGCTCAAACGTGTGCGTGGTGTGATTGCTGAACATCAGCGTAGCACAACACGTCATACCAGTGAGCGCAACCCTGCTTACTTGAAACTAGTGATGATGGAACAAGCCTTGGCACATCGTGTGAGCGAAGACATGGCACCTACCACTGCTCCTGGCGCACAACAAAACACTGCACAAAATGCAGCCGCAACTATTGCCACAACAAAAGATCCTGCACTCAAAGCAGCATTAACCAAGGCCTCTAAAGGACAAAATCTTACTCCTGATGAACAAAAATTGGTTTCAGGTGCTGCCTTGATGAAAACAGAAAACCGATTACGCAATGCTTTCCGTACACTGAAAGAATCAGAAGTACAACAAGCCCAAGTAGTGTTGGCTGCCCAAGACATGGTAGACAAAATGCAAAGCATGTTGGAAGACACAACAGAAATGCAATTCAAAGAACTGCCTGCCTTGGTTGATTCAATTCGCAATCAAATTGGCATTGAACAGGCCACACAATTCAACACTGATGCCACTGCGGCATTGCAAGGCCTTGTGCAAAATCTGCAAGGTGCCAAGGTACAACTGGAAACAGCCTTGGGCGTGGTCACAGGCCAACCTGCTGCATTAGATACCAGCATGGCTGCCAGCGGCATGCCTGGTGCGGCGCCTCCTGGCGCCGAAATGGGTGCTGAAATGGGTGCAGATATTGGCGCAGATGCGGGTGCTGAAATGGGTGCAGACATTGGTGCCGATCTTGAAACTGGCGCTGAGCCTCCCAAAGCTGCTTTGGGCAGAGCACGTAGATAATGAGAATCGACGAAGTCGAGGTCGACCGTTCACCAGATCCAGAAAAATTACTGGGATTGGTGAACTTTCTTTCAGGCCGGTCTGACGACGAAAATGCACAAAAACAAATCAGCACAGATGCATTTATTTCTGCTGCTCGTAGTTTGGGTTTCCCGGTCAATGAAAAAAACATTGTGAGTGTGGTAAGCCAAGCACCGCTGGACTCAGTATTGGAACCAATGGACCCTGCCAATCCCACAGTAATTCGATACAAAGGCAGTGGCGAATCTGGTCCTACACAAATGCCTGTAAACAAAGCACAAGATATCGTGGCCGCCTCGGCCAAATCCGCCATGCAACGCGGAATGAACAAATAACCCATTCCAATTGACATCTATTAGTAAATACGCTATAATCAGCGAAGGAATATCACATGGCTTATTCAGAAAAAGTAATTGATCATTATGAAAACCCACGTAACGTGGGCAAGTTTGAAATTGACGACACAGTTGGTACCGGCATGGTAGGAGCACCGGCCTGTGGCGATGTGATGAAATTGCAAATCAAAGTTGAAAACGGAATTATAACAGATGCCAGGTTCAAAACATACGGATGCGGAAGTGCCATTGCCTCATCCTCTCTTGTTACCGAGTGGGTTAAAGGACGAACGCTTGACGAGGCCGCAGCTCTTAAAAATTCAGAGATTGCTCAAGAACTCGCACTGCCACCAGTCAAGATTCATTGTTCTATTCTTGCTGAAGATGCTATAAAGGCTGCTGTAGAAGATTACCGAAAAAAACATTAACATATTGTGCTGCGCAATTCACGTGTTTTTGCCAACAAATTGTTGACAGCCAACAAAAAAATTAAAATATTATTTTATCATGCTGGTCCAGCTCAATGGATCAATGACGCTGTGCTGGTGTTCAAAACATACATTGATTTGTTATATCCTGATTTAGCTGAGCAATTAGAATGGGTGTTGCCTATACAACAAGAAATTTCAGATGACGAATTGATCAATCATATTAAAGAAACAGGTGCAGATATATTGTGTACCAGTCATTATATTTGGAATCATGATTTTTTGATCAATCAGTTGTCCCGTATCAAACCATTGTCAAAAATTCAAACAATAATTGCTGGAGGGCCCAGCATTGATGTCAACGTTAATGAACAATTTTTTGATCAATATCCCTATATCGACTATGCAGTGTATGGTGCTGGAGAGCAGGCATTTGCTGACATTATGAATCATTTGGTGTTTGCCACACCACTAATTGCGTTCAACACATCAAACTGTGCTTGGAAAAACAACAAAACCGGCAAAATCAATGTGGCTGATTATAAATTTGTAAAAATGTCAGAAACCAGTCCATTTTTACACAATAAGACTATGTTTGCTGACATGATTAAAGAGATCCAAATCAAAGAGAGCCAACTCGAAGAAGTCTGGTTGCCATATACTCTCACCAGAGGTTGTCCATATTCTTGCACATTTTGCGATTGGAATAGTGGCCTGGGCAACAAAGTGTCAAGAAGAAAAAAAACCTATCAACAAGAAATTGATTTATTTCAGCAATTGGGAATAAAAAAAATCTTTTTAGCGGATGCCAATGTTGGGCAGTACGACGAAGACGTTAGCATGGTTGAATATTTTGCTGAAAAAAACATCAAAGAAAGTGCTGGGTTCCAACTAGCTGCTAATTTTAGCAAACTCAAAAAAGAAAACAATTTGAAAATGTTTCATACCATGGCACAAAGCGGGTTAGCCGAACAAAGTCTCATTTTTGCCATACAGGACATCAATCAAGAAGTATTAAACAACATTGATCGTCCAGACGTAGGCTGGGACGTTCATCTTGCTATGATTCAAGAATTAACAACTAGTTATCCACACTTGAGTATCAGAACTCAGTTGATTTGCGGATTGCCGGGACAAACACCTGAATCATGGCAACACACCATGAGGCAAATTCTTGCCATTAATAATGTCCTGCCCTGGATTTATTTAAATGAACCACTGCCTGCCAGCCCTGCTATGACCGATCCTGAATATCAACGCAGATTTCAATTTGAGTACGACAAAGTTTCTCGTATAGACTTTAGACAAAAATATTTTGTAGCTATCATCCCCAAAAAATGTATTTCATTCAGTCAACATGATTTTGTAAAAATGACAGTGTTGTCCGTGCTTTGTTATGCAATTAGTCTGATAAATTTAACCATGATAAGATACACAAAATCTGCAGTAAATACTGAACTTCTGATTGACAATATTTTATCAAGCACAGGGTATGATATTTTATGTAAAAATCTTTATACCAATTGGACAGATAAAACAAATTTTTATTTTACACAAAATTTTGCAGGAGTTGACACCCAATCTTATTCTGCTGACAGTCAGGACCTGACGATTTTACTGAAAGACACAGCATTTATGGAACAAATTCAAAACACATTACCGACACAGCAAAAATCGTCATTGATTTTTTTGTATCAAACTAAACTTTTGCAAAAACATGTTCAGTCCCTAGTCAACTACACATAGTATAACAAATCTAATGGATCTTGCTGAAAAATGCAAAGCACACTAACAACTGTTCATCCACTACCGATTGATAATACAAGCGTTTTGTATAGATCTGACAAAAAATTAAAAATATTGTTTTATCATTGCAGCGGTTTTACAAACACCGCCTGGCTGTACACAACTGTTCTTCAATTTAAAACATACATTGATTTGTTATATCCTGATTTAGCTGAGCAATTAGAATGGGTGTTGCCTATACAACAAGAAATTTCAGATGACGAATTGGTTCAGTACATTGAACAAAATAAAATAGACATACTTTGTACCAGTCATTATGTTTGGAATCATGATTTTCTAATCAATCAGTTGTGTAGAATCAAAGACAGATTATCACATCAAAAAATAATTGCTGGCGGTCCCAGTATTAATGTCAATGTCAACCAAGAATTTTTTAATCAATATCCCTATATCGACTATGCAGTGTATGGAGTCGGAGAGCAGGCATTTGCTGACATTGTGAATCATTTGGTGGTTGGCACACCACTAATTGCATTCAACACATCAAATTGTGCATGGCAAAACCACAAAACTGGCAAAACTATTGTTGCTGATTATAAATTTGTAAAAATGTTAGAAACCAGTCCATTTTTACACAACAAAGACTTGTTTTCTGCAATGGTAGATGATGCACAGAAAAAAAATCAAACTGTGTGGCTCATTTATACTCTCACCAGGGGATGTCCATATGCCTGTACTTTTTGTGACTGGAACAATGGCTTTGGCAACAAAGTTTCTCGAAGAAAAAATACATACCAGCAAGAAATTGACCTTTTTCAAAAATGCAACATCAAACATGTATTTTTGGCCGATGCCAATGTTGGTCAGTATGATGAAGATGTTGAAATGATTGAATATTTTGCCAAAAAAAATCTAAATGAGAATACTAATTTTCACGTTGGAGGAAATTTTAGCAAACTCAAAAAAGAAAACAACTTGAAAATTTTTCATACCATGGCTCAAGGGAGATTAGTCAATAAAACATTCAATTTTTCAGTTCAAGATATTGATCAAGAAGTTCTTAAAAATATCAACCGTCCAGACGTAGGCTGGGACGTTCATCTTGCTATGATTCAAGAATTGAGAAACAGCTATGCTAATCTAGTGCCCAAAGTTCAGTTGATTTATGGGCTACCTGGACAAACACTCAATGGATGGAAAACAACATTGCAAACAGTAACAGAAAAAAATATCATGCCAGTAATATTTTTGAACGAACCACTGCCTGCCAGCCCTGCTATGACCGATCCTGAATATCAACGCAGATTTCAATTTGAATATGCTTACAGTAAACGAATTTCGTGGAATAAAAAATATCTTAGTTATATTCCAAAAAAAAGCAGCTCTTTTGACCAACCTGATTTGGTGGAAATGACAATTGTGTCAGGAGCTTATTGGGCTATTTCATTGATTAATCTTACCCTAATAGAAAATTGTTTGACAACTTTGAATGTGGCTGATGTAATGTTAGATTTTACAGAGTCGACTTACTATCAAAATCTTTATCAAAATCTATATAAAAATTGGACAATAGAAAATAATTTTTATTTTACTAATGGCATATCTCAAGAAAATATTGAAATAGCAGATGACCGGTTGATGACTTATCTGATGTGTAATAGTGTGTTTTTTAAGTACCTTTTGAAATTTATACCATCATACGATCGAATAAAATTTGTAAAATTATCAATAGAATCAACATTTAAAAATTATATGTATACAGTAAGTTCTGACATTGATTAAATATTAACATGATAACCATAACCGACCAAGCACAATCTAAAATACAAAAATTGGTAGCCACCAAAGGCTATGCTGGCATCAGACTGGGTGTGAAAACTACCGGTTGCTCAGGGCTTGCTTATGTGTTAGAATATGTCAAAGACTATGAGCCTGACGACAGTACTATAAATTATGCTCAGAATGATTTCTGTGTGATAGTTGACAAAAAACATGATGTATATTTGTCAGGCACACAAGTAGACTATGTACGCCAAGGCCTCAATGAAGGCTTTGAATTTTCAAATCCCAATGAACGTGACCGCTGCGGTTGCGGAGAAAGTTTTAGAGTTTAATTTGTTAAATCCCAGATTCGATTACCAACCAGTGCCCCGTGTTACAATTGAAGGCAAAAGATATTATGCCACACCTGATGGTAACAAGTTGCCCAGTGTTACAACCATACTTGACAAGACCAAGAGCGAAGCCAGCAAGGCCGCCTTGCAAAACTGGCGAGCCAGGGTAGGAACCGAACAAGCACAAGCTATTACCACAGAAGCAGCCAATCGTGGCACCCGCATGCACACCTACCTTGAACAGTATGTCAAAGACGGTTCTATTAAAGAACGTGGCACAAACCCGTTCTCATGGGCCAGTCATGCTATGGCACACACTGTGGTAGAGCAAGGCTTAAAAAACGTAAGTGAATTTTGGGGCATCGAAGTTCCGTTGTATTTCCCCAAGGTCTACGCAGGTACTACAGATGGCGCGGGTATACACATGAATGAAGAAGCGATCTTGGACTACAAGCAAACCAACAAGCCCAAAAAACGTGAGTGGATTGATGACTACTTTGTGCAGTTGTGTGCCTATGCCGAAGCACACAACGAATTGCATGGCACAAAGATCCAAAAAGGTGTGGTTTTGATGTGCGTCAAACCCCAGCTGGACGAACAAATGAACATGCTCACACAGCCCGAATATCAGGAATTTGTGCTGGAAGGCGCAGAATTTGAACACTACCGCACACTTTGGTGGAAAAAGGTTGAACAGTATTATTTGCTAAATATGTAATACCCTAAGGAATTACACAGTGGCAATTTTACAAATATCCAGAATCACAGCCCGCAAAGGACTGGTAGAAGACCTTCCACAGCCCCTGGCCGGAGCCGAGCTGGGCTGGGCAACCGACGAACGCAGACTGTTCATTGGTAATGGTCCTTTGGAAGACGGTGCTCCTGTGGTGGGCAACACAGAGATTCTCACTGAGTTTTCAGACATCTTGAGTTTTGCCGGACAATACACCTACAAAGGCGAAGCAGCTGGTTACACTGCACAGACCGGAGTCACATCCGGCAGCCCTGTATCGCAGAGTATTCAAAGTCGCCTGGACAGTTATGCAGTGGTCACAGATTTTGGTGCTGTCGGAGATGGCCAAACTGATGACACCGCAGCTATCAATCGCGCACTGTTTCAACTGTATTGTGTGCAGGCCAACCCTCAGATTCGTCGCAGTCTGTTTTTTCCAGCAGGCAATTACATTGTCACGGATAGTATTCTCATACCCCCGTATGCTCGCTTGTATGGCGAAGGTAGCAACAGTTCCATCATAGATTTTCAAGTGCAAAACTGGGCGGCTAACACTGCTTATGCTCAAAGTGTTTTGGTTTATTATGTGCCCAGCGGTCTTTACTATCGCAGTGTGGTGTCAGTTCCGGCCACGGGCATCTCAATTACCAATCCTACATATTGGGCAGCTGAATCATTGCCCGGTTATGTGGCACAGACTGCAGACAGCCTGCAGCAAACTGGAGTAAACATTGCCACCAACGGAGCTATTGCTCCCACCAACATTGAAGTCACTGGCATGGGCATCAGAACCAATCAACTGAACGATGCCATTCTGATTGACAAAGCTCAACAGTGCAGTTTTTCGTACATGACCATCGCTGGTCCATTGCTTGCCGTGGACTTGACCACCAGTGTGGATGACACTCGAGCCGTGGACTGGCTCAGCACTCCCAGCTTGCCGTGTACTCAGATCAATTTTGATAACTGTGTGTTTTCAGGTTTTACCTATGCTATCAATACTGATCAACAAATTCGTGGTGCCACTGTGAGCAACGGTGCGTTTGACACGTTGTATCAGGGTGCTGTGCTGGGCGGAGTCAGCCCCAGCAACGGTGGTGCCACTGGGGTAAAATTCATCAGCAACAGTTTTGACAACATTTACGAACAGGGTCTGGTGTTCAACAATGTCAGCCTGAATTCGTCGGGCTACAACATATTTTATGATGTTGGCAATCACTTCAACGGGACCGCACTGCCGTCCACAGCAGTGATCACAATAGACGCCATCAACAATGTCAGCGTGGGCGACATGTTCCAACGCACCACTGCGTTCAGTAGTACATTTCCCAGAATTCAACTGTACAACAGTGTGACTCAAACAGTGCCAGCCAGCATTGGTGTTGACAGTGCTGCTCAGATTCAACTGGGCAGCTTTGTTCGAGAAACTGGTGTACAGGCCGCACTGAGTGCCGGCGCTGTATCCGCCACATTGTTCACAGTGAGTTCAGTACAGATCAAGGCATTCAAAATGGACTACACCATTACAGTGGAAACGTCAGCAAGAACAGGAACACTCACAGTGGTCAACGACGCTGATGACTCAGCTGGCGATGGCTTGAGCTATGTTGATGACTTTGTGCAAAATTCAGACACTGACGTCACACTGGCTGTGACAGATGTAGCCGGCACAATGACAGTGCTGTATTCTTCCAGTGGTGCTCGAGCAGCCGGCGTAATCTACTACAGTTTAACACACCTGGGTCGTAGCTATTAAACGCAATGTGGCCTAGAGACTTCAGTGAGCGGCTGGAGAGTTGGGCACAGTTAAGACAGCAATGTCTGACACTGGATCCAGAGCCTGCTTTGATCAAAATCAACACCTGGTGGTTCCAAACTCCTTGGACAGCCTACCACTTGCACTGGGATGATCAAGCAGATTGGCCTGATCCCTGGCAGTTATTGAGCGACAATCAGTATTGCCCGGTTGCAAGAGGCCTGGGAATCATGTATACTATAGCTATGCTAGACCGTGCGGATCTGCAAGATGCTTGCATGATTGAGTATCAAAGCGACAATTTAGTCCTGGTCAACAAAGAGAAATATATACTGAATTGGGATCCTGATCAAGTCGTAAATATCAGCCTGGGGCGGTCAAAACCCCGACGGCGTGTCAGTCAAGAACAAGTAAAACAAAAAATTCGTTAGGATAAAATGAAAAGCATCACAGTTGTCAAGCGTAGTGGGCATAGAGAACCGCTCGCCTTGGAAAAATGGCAGACTCAAATTGCCAAAGTATGTGCAGGCATAGCAGACGTTAGCCAAAGCATGGTGGAGATCAAAGCACAGTTGCACTTTTATGACGGTATTACCACCAAGGAAATTGACGGCATTACCCTACGTGCCATTGTGGATCTAATAGACGTGGAATCAAATCCTGATGTGGGGCACACCAACTATCAGTATGTGGCAGGCAAGCAACGTCTAAGCATGCTACGCAAAGACGTATACGGTAGTTACGATCCTCCCCACTTGTATGACATTGTAAAAACCAATGTGGCCACTGGCCTGTACACTCCCGAACTCTTGGAGTGGTACACAGAGGACGACTGGAATCGCATGCAAGACATGATTGATCATGCCAAGGATGAATCCTACAGTTATGCCGCAGTAGAGCAGTTGATTGAAAAATACCTAGTAAAGAATCGTAGCACAGGACAAACATATGAAACTCCGCAAGTTAGATACATGGTGGCTGCTGCCACTGTATTCCATAAAGAAGAACCTAACACAGCTCGCATGCGTTATATCAAAGAATACTACACAGCAGCCAGCGACGGACTCTTCACTTTGGCCACACCTGTGTTGGCTGGCCTTGGTACTCCTACTAAGCAGTTTAGCAGTTGTGTTCTTATTAGATCAGACGATGACTTGGATAGTATATTTGCCAGCGGTGAGATGATGGCCAAGTATGCTAGTAAACGTGCTGGCATTGGCTTGGAGATTGGACGTCTACGACCACTAGGTTCACCCATTCGCGGTGGCGAGATCATGCACACAGGTATGATACCATTCCTAAAAAAATGGTTTGGCGACCTACGCAGTTGTAGTCAAGGTGGTATTCGCAATGCCTCAGCCACTGTGTTCTATCCCATATGGCATCTGCAGTTTGATGACCTCATTGTTCTCAAGAACAACCAAGGTACAGAAGAGACCCGGGTACGACACATGGACTATGGTGTGGTCCTATCCGCTTTCTTCTGGCGTCGCTTTAAGAACAAGGAGAACATTACGTTCTTCGACCCCAATCAAGTACCTGACCTTTATGAAGCCTTCTATAAAGACACTGCCCTTTTCGAAACACTATACGTAAAATACGAAA